ACAAGATGATGATAACTCTGGTCAAACAATAGTAAGCCCTGAAGAAATAGGAAGAGGTCCATAAACATGGAAGACATATTTAACCCGCAAGGATCAACTAAAGCAAGTAAACCTGATGCAGGCGGAGCAAATTTAAGACCTGTACCTGTAATTGGTATTGTTAAAGATAACATTGACCCTGTTCGATCAGGAAGAATTCAAGTTTATATTGCTGACTTAAATGGTGAAGATCCTGATAATAGCGATAGTTGGGTGACTGTATCGTACCTAAGTCCTTTTTATGGCTTTGTGGAACCTATAGCAGGTCAAACGGGCTACGGGTCATACAAGGCTAACCCTGCAAGTTATGGTATGTGGTTCAGTCCTCCCGACATAGGTACAGAAGTTATCTGTATATTTGTTAACGGTGATATGAATTATGGTTATTATATTGGTGCAATACCTAAACCTGAAGCATTGCACATGGTTCCTGCTATAGGGTCAAGTGAAGATATTGTACCTAATGCTGGCGAGGCGCAAGGCTTAGGTGGTGCTACACGTTTGCCTGTAACCAACATGAATACTAATAACGAGTCTAAGGCAAATAACAGTAACTTTTTGTCAACACCTAAGCCTGTTCATAGTTATGTTGCAGCTATTATGCAACAACAGGGTATTATACGTGATCCAATAAGAGGACCAATTAGTTCTAGTGCAAATCGTGAAAGTCCTAGTCGTGTAGGTTGGGGTGTAAGTACTCCAGGTAGACCTATTTATGAAGGGGGATATGACGATAAATCAGTTGCAGATGCAGCAGATAGTGGAAATCCACAAGGGTTGAGAGTAATATCACGTAGAGGTGGTCATTCATTTGTAATGGATGATGGTGATTTTGAAGGTAATGACCAATTAGTTAGAATAAGAAGTGCATTAGGCCATCAAATTTTAATGAGTGATAATGGTCAGACACTTATGATACTTCACAGCAATGGACAAAGTTACATTGAACTAGGAAAAGAAGGTACAATTGATTTATATTCAACCAATTCAGTAAACATTAGAACTCAGGGTGATTTAAATCTACATGCTGATAACGACATTAATATTAACGCAACCAAAAAGTTAAACATACAGGCTGAAGTTATAAACGTAAATTCAGAAAAAGATTTTAATCAAAAAGTAGGCACAGAAAGTAAAATTTATACAATGGGAACACATACACATAAGGTTGATGGCCCTATGAGTATGGAAAGTTCAGGCGAGGCCAGTTTTGCCAGTAGTGCAGTAACGTATATAAATGGATCTAAAATAAATTTGAACACAGGATCTACCTCGACAACTCCTGAGACGGTGCCTCCGATACCTGTTGTTGCACACACCGATACTTTAGGTGATAGTGTTAAAGGTTTTGCAGCAGCACCCGGTAAACTTTTAAGTATCACAAGTCGAGCTCCTGCACATTATCCGTGGGCTAATGCAGGACAAGGTGTAGATGTCAAGGCAAAACTGTCTGCATCGGAAGCTTTACCAGAACCTCCTTCTAGCGCAGTTACTGCCGTAAATGCGGCAGCAGCGTCAACTGCTCCTGGTAATCCAGTTACTGTGGCAGGCGCAGCAACTATGCCTCCTCTTAACGCAGTTAGCGGAGCGATTGATAAAAACACAACAGCAGCAATGGTTGGTGCTGTAGCTAAAAACGCCGCTTTAGGGCCAGCAGCCGCCGCAGTACAAGCAGGCTCGGGAGTTATTTCAACAGCCCAAGGTGCAATAGCGTCAGTGGGAGCACTAGCACTAAATCCAAATCAACTACAGGCAGGTGGAATTATAAAACCAGGAGCTGCTACTTTAGTCAATAGTTTAGTTCAACAAGGTGCAAATGTTTCTACAGCATTAACCAATAATTTATTTACAGGTAAACCTGGTGCAGAAAATCTAGGTAGTTTACTACAAAACACAACAGCACAAGTTGCTACAACAGTTACAACTTTACAGCAATCACAAACTGCTCTTACCAACGCAGGATTAATGACAGGCAAAGAGGCACCTGGCGCAATTGCAGGCATGGTCATGTCTGGTGCAACAGCTGGAGTGTCTGCAACAGTTAACGCAATTAAAAATGTTGCAGGAACAGCCGCCGGCGCTGTTAACAACATTGTAGGAGGCGCACTTGGTGCGATTGGAGGTGCTGCAGGCGCAGTTACTAATGCACTTAATGCAGGTAATTTTGCTGCAGGTATCGCACAAAATGTCACAGGAGGTTTAGGTGCAATATCTAGTGCATTAGGATCGATGTCTAAGGTTGAAGGAGTAAGTGGATTATTTGATGCTGCAAAAGGTGTAGCAGGTTCAGCATTTGCTGCTATTACCAATTCGTTCAAACCACTACAATCCGGGGTACCACAGAATCTTAGAGCTATCGCAGGCGCACAAGATGCTGCTAGAGCAATTACAAATAATGCAGGAAGCATAACAGCAGGGGTAAGTAGTTTGGTAAGCGGTACAGTGTCATCGCTTGCGGGTGCAGCCTCTTCGTTGGCTAGTGGCGTAAATGCACTTCCTGGAGGTCAAAATGCAATATCAGCAGTTGTGAATAAAGCTACTGGAGCAATAAATCAAGTTCCGGGCACAACTTCAATAACAGGATTAATAGGAAGTGCTACTTCAGCAGTTACTAATAATATTTCATTACAGGGCAGTATTGCTAGTGTAACAAATGTTGCTACTGGTTTATCTGGTCAAGCTTCTAATTTAATAAATGCAGCTGGATCAAGTATATCAGGACTTATGGATAAACTTAAAACAGGTGGGGGTTCATTGGCATCGTTAGCAAGTTCTGGTCTGCCACCAGCAGCAGCCGCGCAATTAAACTCTGCAATGGCAGCACTAAGTTCAGTAAGTTCAGTTCCTATTAAACTTCCAGCTGTAGGAGTTAATACAACCGATAGAACAACAATGACAGAGCAAGTTACTGGAATATTAGGGGATTCAGGCATACCAACTCCTAATTTTAGTGGCATACTACAACCATCACCTGCACTCCAAAAAATTAGAGAAAACAGAGCCAAGTATGAAGAAAAGGCTAAAGAAAGAGATGAAGTTCACAAACAGTTAAGGGAAGCAAAGACTAAGTATTTCCAACTTAAAAATGATTTACCAGCCGGCGACCCTCAACTTATTGTTGCAAGAAATGAATGGTTTGCTCTTGTTGATAAGTTTCAAGTTGCAGTTGATGCAGCTAACGCTTACACATAATATAAATACAATATGCCATCATATATAGGATTCAGTACAATCGGCGCAAATCAGCCTAAAACAACAAACGCTCAAGGGCAAGTCGACGGTGGATTTGGTAGTGTTACAAGATCAATCAATACTGGAAAAAAATTCAGGTTGGTTGATCAACCATTGGTTGTACAAGATTTTGTTAATGCATTAAATATCCGACAAGGTCAAAAGGTTGGACAACCTGGATATGGAACAACTCTTTGGGATTTCGTATTTGAACCAAATACGGCTGATGTTCAATTTCAATTAGAGACAGAAATTCGTAGAGTAGCCAGTTCAGATCCTAGAATGGTATTAAATTCAGTAGTTGCATATCCACAAGAAGGTGGAATTTTACTTGAAGTTGAATTAGCTGTGACTCCATTTAATGATGCAAATGTTTTAAGTGTTTTCTTTGATAACGCTACAAATAGAGCAATCCTTCAATAATCCAAAAAAAGTCGGTTTTTAGAGTATGATAAATACTTAAGAGAGAAAACTTATGGCTACAAGTTCACGACAATCAGCACTTTTTGGGGTAAATGACTGGAAAGCAATTTATCAAACTTTCCGTGAGGCAGATTTTAGAAGCTATGATTATGAAACCTTACGTAAAAGTTTCATCGATTATTTGCGTGTATACTATCCCGAAACATTCAATGACTATATTGAAAGTTCTGAATTTATTGCATTACTAGATGTAATGGCCTTTATGGGACAAGGTCTTGCGTTCCGTAATGATTTAAATACCCGTGAAAATTTTATCGATACTGCTGAACGCCGTGACAGTGTAATCAAACTAGCAAATCTAGTTAGTTATACTCCAAAACGTAACCTATGTTCAGAAGGTTATTTAAAAGTCGTTAGTATACAAACTTCTCAAAATATTACAGATTTAAATGGTATTAATTTAGGTAATGTACCTATATTATGGAATGACCCTGCCAATCCTAATTGGGCAGAACAGTTTAATACAATTATTAATGCAGCCTTAATTAACACCCAAAGAGTTGGTAGACCAGGTAATATCGCTGATTTATTGGGCATTACAACAAGCGAATATACGTTGAATATACCTGCTGATAGTTTACCCATTGTCCCATTTACCTCAACTGTCGATGGAATTAACATGAATTTTGAACTAGTATCTGTTACTAGTGTTGATGAAGATTATATGTATGAACTGCCCCCAGCGCCAACGGGCCGTTTCAATATGCTATATCGTAACGACAAATTAGGTTTTGGCAGTCCAAATACAGGGTATTTTTTCTATTTTAAACAAGGCACATTACAAAACTTTGATTTTAATTTAGAACAACAAATAGCCAACCAAGTTGTTGACATTGATATTCAAGGTATTAATAATTCAGATACATGGTTGTATCAGTTAAATTTAAACAATGGTACAAGAGTTGTATGGAATAAAGTAGAAAATGTATATGCAGATGCATACTTACAGGCAGAATCAAGTAATCGTGAAATCTTTTCTGTAGGCTCACGTTTTAATGACCAAGTTAGTTACATTTTTGGTGATGGTGTATTCAGTAAAATTCCAGTTGGAACATTTAGAGCATATGTGCGTTCAGGTAATGGATTAACATATACAGTTGACCCTTCTGAAATGCAGGGTATTAGTGTTACTTTTTCATATATTAGTCGTGTAGGTCGTGCAGAAACGTTAACAATTGGATTAGAATTACAACTTCCAGTTAGCAATGCACAGGCACGTGAAAGTTTAGCAAGTATTAAGCAACGTGCCCCTACTCGTTACTACACACAAAATCGTATGGTAAACGGTGAAGATTATAATAACTTCCCATATACACTATACAGTTCTATTATTAAATCTAAAGCTATTAATCGTAGCAGCGTAGGTGTTAGTAAAAATTTAGACTTATTAGACCCTACAGGAAAATATTCAAGTTTAAATAGTTTTGCCAATGACGGTGCTTTATATCAAAATAGTGACAATGGTAGCCTAGCATTAACTATTAATAATACTGGTAATATTATTACCTTCTTAACAGATACATTAGCTAGTGTATTAGCAGCAAATCGTGCAATACAATATTATGTACAGAATTATACAAGATATACAGCAGCCTCAAGCACAGGAAATAATGAAGTTTACTGGCAAACAAAAACTGTTGATTCAAATTCATTAACAGGTTATTTTTATAGCATAGATGGAAACGATAACGTTCCTATTCCAATTGGAACATATTCAACTGCAACAGTTAAGTATATTACCAAAGGTGCGTTATTAAAATTTGTTGCACCAGCTGGATATTATTTTGATGAAAATAACAGATTAGTAGCAGGCTTACCTACCCCAGCAAATAATACATCATTTTGGACAACAGTATTAAATGTTATAGGTGATGGATATAATAACGGTGAAGGTGGGTTCAGCAATGGTACTGGCCCAGTCACATTAAATGATTATGTCCCAACAGGCGCTATATTAACAACAATATTACCTAGTTTTGATAATTCATTATCAAATGATATCATTCAAGAATGTATTGTCAAAATGCAACTACAGCAAAATTTTAGTTTAGTTTTCAACAATTCATTAACAATAGCACAAGATCGTTGGTCTATTGATGCATATAATGTTTCTAATTATTTTGTAAACTTTTTAAGCTTAGGTAACAATCGTTATAGTATTACCTATCGTTCACTTGGTTATTTCTTTGGAAGTGTACAGGATACAAGATTTAGTTTTGAACGTGATAAACTTGTATATGATCCTTTTAGTGGAAAAATTTTACAAGATTTTGTAAAGGTATTAGCAACAAATACACAACCAGGTACAAACTACCCTATGGCAGTACCTGTACAAACTAACATTATTGGACAAACAGTTGAAAGTGATGGATACATAAATGATTTTGAGGTTGAAGTCTCCACTACTGATATTAATAACAATACAGTAATTGTTAATCCAGATTTTTTTACAACAGTAACAGGTTATGTACCAAGTTCTGCTAATATTGGCATATATGTTTTCTTTCAATTAGTTGAAGATGCAATTAATTTGTCAAGGTATCAAATAATACCTTCTGTTGATGTGGTGTATACATATCCAACAAAAACACAGTTAGAAACAGTAAAATATGATTTTCCTGTAGGTCAATTATTCTACGCTTATGCTGAGAATAAATTTTATATTTCTGCACAAGATCAGACAATCACAACACCATATTATGTTTTAATCGAACAACCTAATAATTTATATATTACTAAGCCCGGCCGTCAAGGGTTACAATTCCAATATCGACATAATAGTAATAATACCACAAGAATTGACCCTGCTACAACAAATATAATTGATTTGTACATTGTAACACAAAGTTATTATACAGCTTATCAAAATTATATACAGGACACAACAAATACAATCCCTGAACCAGAAAAGCCAACTATCAATGAACTTAATTCAGAGTATGGGTTAGTCAACGATTACAAAATGTTAAGCGATAGTGTGGTACTGAATAGTGTAACATTTAAGCCTTTATTCGGTC